TCCTGCGCCTCGCTATGTCCCCGATCAAACAGGTACTCCACTACCACTCACTACCCCGTGGCCGGGGATGAAACAGGGTGTTACTTTTGACGAATACGTTCGAGGACTGCCGGGTTTTAATCCGATCCGCCCTAATCCGCCCCCCACTGATCCGCAATTTTTGGCTAGAATGGTAGCTAACCAAAAAAACCCGGTGCTCACCCCTTTTGAATTCGCTCAAGAAGAACAGCGACTGGGAAATCCTAATTTTGATGTTACTGGGAGGGTAAACCCAGCAACAGGGCAAATTCCACGACCACGCGCAGATTTTGGAGCTGGCGTTGCTGGGGGTGCGCGTCCACCAGCAGGAATAACACCAATTCAGCGGGGAGCGAGTGCCACGCCTTGGTTCTCTTCTACCCAAAGACCGGAGTATCTTCCTGACCAAGAAGCGCAGCAGTTCTTTCCTTGGGCGAGAGGCGGTCGTGTCAGTCTTAAAACAGGCGGGAGAATACCTCGCAAGAAGAAAGGAGCGAAATTCATATGAAGAAACAGGGCTATAACGCCAGACTCGATGAGTCTTTGGGTGAACGCAACCGCAAGAAAAAGTCTCGCTCCAAGACCAAGCGTACCAAAGGGGGACGCGCTCTTTCTCCTACCGCTATTAACCTGAACATGGGTGAACCCAAGACCAAGACTATTACAGCCCGTGGTATGGGCGCTGCAATCAGAGGTGGTCAGTTCAGGGAAGTTGTGTAGTGGCAATAGAAAAGGCCATGTATCCTGCGGGCGCAGGCATAGAGGAAGAGATCGAGGTAGAGATAATAAACCCCGATGCGGTTTCTATCTCTGATGACGAGAGTTCCCTGTTTATGGATTTCACAGGCGAGGAAGATGTCACCGAACACGGTGCTAACCTTGTGGAGTTCATGGATGAGTCAGAACTGGGCAGGCTCGGCAGCGAGCTGGTCGGTCTTTACGACGCCGACAAGGAAAGTCGTCATGACTGGGAAGAGTCCTATATCAAGGGACTCGATCTGCTGGGAATGCGGTTTGAAGACAGGACTACCCCGTGGGACGGGGCATGTGGTGTTTTTCACCCACTCCTTTCCGAGGCGGTGGTCAGGTTCCAGTCCCAGACCATCATGGAGATATTCCCTGCCAGCGGCCCCGCCAAGACTACCATTATGGGGGAGATCACTGACGAGAAGGCCAAGCAGGCAGAGCGGGTGCAGGATTACCTGAACTACCTGATGACGGTAGAGATGACCGAATACCGTGGAGAAACGGAAAAATTGCTTTTCTCTCTCCCGATTGCAGGCTCAGCTTTCAGAAAAGTGTATTACGACCCCAGCATGGGTCGGCCATGCTCGATGTTTGTCCCTGCCGAAGACTTTGTAGTGAGCTACGGGGCGGTGGAACTCCAGACATGTGAGCGAGCCACCCATGTAATGAAGAAAACCAGCAATGAAGTGCTGAAGTTACAACGGGACGGCTTCTATGCAGACATGGAATTGCCTACACCAGCCCCCGACCAGAGTGAAATCTCTGCCAAATACAGCAAACTCACCGGAGATCACCCAAATTATGAGGTAGATCAACGACATACCCTTCTTGAGATGATGGTTGATGTCGATCTTCCGGGTTTTGAGGACTTGGACAACGCTGAACCCACGCACATCGGGTTGCCTTATGTCATTACTGTTGACAAGTCATCAACAAAGATACTTGCCATTCGCCGTAACTGGCGTGAGGACGATGATTTAAAGTTAAAGCGTCAACATTTTGTCCATTACCAGTACTTACCGGGCCTTGGCTTCTACGGATTCGGGCTGGTACACATGATTGGGGGCTTGACTAAGTCGGCAACCTCCCTGTTACGTCAATTAGTTGACGCAGGAACGCTTGCAAACCTTCCGGGCGGTCTAAAAGCGCGTGGATTGCGAATTAAGGGCGATGATTCGCCCATAATGCCGGGAGAATTCCGCGATGTGGACGTTCCCGGCGGTGTAATCCGCGACAATATCACTTTTTTACCCTATAAAGAGCCATCTGCTGTACTTCACCAGATGTTGCAGGAAATTGTGCAGGACGGCAGGCGTTTTGCCTCCGCAGCCGACGTAAAAGCGGCTGATATCAACGGTGAAGCCCCAGTTGGAACAACATTGGCGCTGCTTGAGCGTGAAATGAAGGTATTGAGCGCTGTTCAGGCCCGTGTTCACGCCTCGATGAAGATAGAACTTAAAATTCTATGTGATATCGTCAAGGAAGACGGGCCAACGGAGTATCCCTACGGCAGCAAAGAGAATGCCATCACTGCCGAGGACTTTGATGACCGGGTAGACATAATTCCGGTCAGTGACCCCAACTCTGGCACGATGGCGCAGCGGATTATGCAGTATCAGGCAGCGCTTCAGTTGTCTGCACAGGCTCCGCAGATGTACGATCTGCCCCTTTTGCACCGCCAGATGCTGGAAGTGCTTGGAATCAGGGACGCAGACAAGATCGTACCAAGCGAAGACGACATCAAACCAACCGATCCGGTGTCGGAAAATATGAATATCATGGTCGGAGAAGCTGTAAAAGCCTTTATATATCAAGATCATGCGGCGCACCTGCAAGTGCATTTAGCGGCCATGAACGACCCTAAAATAACCGAAATGCTTAATATATCGCCGAATGCAGACGCTAAACAGGGGGCGCTAAGCTCTCATATATCTGAACATGTGGCGTTCCAGTATCGTCAGGATATCGAAAAAGAACTTGGTGTGCCGTTGCCACCGCCTGATGAGAGCCTGCCGGAAGACATTGAGTATCGTTTGTCCCAGCTTGTAGCCCCTGCTGCTGACCAGTTAACAGGAAAAGCTATTCAGGAAGCTGAAGCCGAACAGATGGCGGCCCAACAGGAAGACCCAGTTATCCAGTTACAGAAGGCTGAGCTTGAACTTGAGGCTCAGAAAGTTGCTGACAGGAAAGAAATTGATCAGGCGAAGATCGGGGCTGACCTTGAAAAGGCTGCCGCCAAGGATGACCTTGAGCGTGAGAAGTTAGCCGTTGATGAGAAGATTGAAGGGGCGAAACTCGGTGTCAAGATTGCGGAAACCAACACTATGGAAGAGCTTGAAACAAACAAGATAGCATCCAAGGATAAACTTGAAGGAGCTAAACTTGGGGTGCAGATCGCCAAGGAAATAATGATTGATGAGCGCGAACGGGAGGTCGAGGATAAGATCGACCGAAGGGAAATTGAGCGTGAACAGATGATTGATGAAAGAGAGCGTGACCGTGAGTGAGAGATTTAGCAGTAATGCTCTCAAGGTACTAAAAGACAAGATACGGATCATAATGAATGAGAGAGCTGATCACATTAGTGGTGGCGGTTGTAATAATTTTGAGGAATACTCAAGGTCTTGCGGGATAATTGAAGGACTCGCAATGGCTGAAAGAGAACTTCTCGACCTGAACAAACAGATCGAAGAAGACTGATTCTCCGTGTAAGGCGGCGCAAGTGACTCTGGACACTATTTTCCAGTGCAAGGACAAACTAATGGCAGAAGCATTAGCAGAAGCAGGATCGGTGGAGGCAGATACCACCGCAAACCCTCGCAACGCACATCAGCTTCCTGACCCCAAAGGGTACAAGATTCTGATTGCGATGCCTGAACCGGACAAGAAAACCGAAGGCGGAATTATCAAGTCAGTAAAAACGCTTCATAATGAAGAGGTTGGCTCGGTAGTAGGCATGGTGATGGCGCTTGGCCCTGATTCATATCAGGACAAAAAGCGTTTTCCTCATGGCCCTTATTGCAAGAAAGGAGACTTTATTGTAATGCGGGCTTATTCAGGTACTCGATTCTTGGTTCATGGCAATGAATTCAGGTTAATTAACGACGACAGTGTTGAAGCGGTTGTCGAAGACCCACGGGGAATTGTAAAAATATGAGTGACATTGAAGAGAGACCCATGTCTGCTGAAGAGCAGTTCTTAGGCGTTAAGACGCAGGTAGCGATACCTGAAGAAAAAACTTCTGCTGTTGAGGCAGATGCGGAGTTTGAGGTCGAGATTATTGACGACACTCCACTCGAAGAGAAAAAACCACCCAAGAAGGCTGAGTCTGAGCCGCAGACCCCTGTGTATAACGACGGGGTTTCCGATGAAGAGCTTAACCAGTACAGCAAAGGGGTGCAGAAAAGAATAAACCAGTTACGGGCCATTAATCACGCAGATAAACGAAAGCTCGGCGAAGCTAATCGTATGCGTGAAGAGGCAGTTACTATTGCTCAACGTCAGCAGAGGAAACTGGCTGAGTATGAAAGCCTTCTTAAAAGAGGCCAACATGCGATTCTGGATTCTTCAGCCCGTAAGGCGAAGGTAGAGCTTGATCAGGCCAGCAAGGCCATGAAGCAAGCTCATGAGGAAGGCGATGCTGAAAAGATCGTCGATAGTCAAAAAGCAATGATTGCCTCGCAAACGGAATTACGAGACTTGGAGGCAAGGACTGGAAAGGTAAAAGCCGCTCTGGCCAAAAAACCTCCACTTAAAAGACCGCCACAGCCACAGCCTAAGCAAACGGTAGAGCTGGATCAAAACCAGATCGACTGGATGCGTAATAATCCGTGGTTTTCACCAGTGGTGAAACAAGGCCAGACCATTGACCCGTTGCATAAAGAGATGACGGCGATAGGGTATGCCATTCATGACAATTTAATTAACGAGGGCATTAATGCCCGCAATGATCCGCAGAAGTATTATGCGGAGATTGACAGAAGAATTCGAGAACGGTTTCCTGATTACTCCGGTTTTGAGGATGTCAGTGAGCCACGAAGCGCTCCGGCCCGTTCCCGACGAAATACCAACGTGGTAGCTCCATCTTCCTCTAGGAATAATGGCGCAAAGACACGCAAAATCCAGCTTACGCAAACCCAAGAAGCCCTCGCTAAGCGCTTGGGATTGACCAATGAACAGTACGCCGCACAGGTGCATAAGGAGGCTCAGCAATGAGTGATACTGAAAATACTAGCGCAAACGGCCCTGCTGAAGGCAGGCCCAAACCAAGGCCAAGCGATATGTGGAAGCCCGCTTCCTCGCTGCCTCAGCCTCACCGGATTCCCGGTTTTGAACACAGATATATAAGAATCAGTATTCTTGGGCAGGCTGACAACACAAATGTTTCGCAGAAGATGAGAGAAGGATGGGTTCCTGTTAAAGCAGAAGACTATCCTGAGATTGATGCGATTCCAGAAATTGGTGGTAGGTTTAAAGGTAATATTGAGTATGGCGGGTTGTTGCTTTGTAAGATTCCCTCAGAGCAGCTTAACCAGCGTAGTGAATATTACAACAAGCTGGCTGTCCAACAGATGGAAGCGGTCGATAATAATTTTATGCGAGAAGAGCATCCTGCAATGCCGTTAATTAAAGATCGGTCTAGCAGGACAACCTATAACGCAAGATAACCCTTTGGGGTTGTCTTGCTCACGTTAATGACATGAGGAGATTGTTATGTCAGCAACAGCGACCCCTATGGGGGCGGAACCAGTCGGCGGTTTAAGCGCTTGTGGTTCTTTCTCCGGCAAGGTTCGCCATATATCTATAATCAGCACTTATGGGGCTGATGTTTTTTATGGTGACTTTGTAAAACTGGTCAGCACCGGGACTCTTGAAAAAGATACTGGTACAGCGACCATGACCCCGGTTGGTATATTCATGGGTTGTTTTTATACAGACCCTACTACCAGCCAGCCCACATTTAACCAGATGTGGCCTACTGGGACTGTAGCGACTGACGCTATGGCCTATGTGCTGGATGATCCAGACGCCGTATTCAGAATGCAGGCGAATGCTTCTTTGGCACAGACTACCTTGGGTAATAACATTGCAGTAACCCAAACTTCCGGTTCTACCACTATTATGCGTAGCAAGAACTCTGTTACAGCGAGTTCGGCTGCGACCACTAACACACTCCCGTTGCGTATTCTTGAGTTTGTGAATGGCCCAGATAGTGTGGTAGGTGATGCATACACTGATGTTCTCCTGACTTATGTCGCCGGGATGCACCAGTACCGTACCGCCTTAGGCGTATAGGAGACTAGCGAATGGCTATTTCAAGAGCGCAGATGCTCAAAGAGCTGCTTCCGGGTCTTAATGCCCTGTTTGGCTTAGAGTATGCAAAGTATGAAGACGAGGACAAGATGATTTACGAAACTGAATCATCCGACCGCTCGTTTGAGGAAGAAGTAAAATTGGGTGGTTTTGGCGCGGCTCCAGTGAAACCTGAAGGCTCTGCAATCAATTATGATTCAGCGCAGGAAGCGTTCACGGCTCGCTATACCCACGAGACCATTGCTCAGGGTTTCGCTATTACGGAAGAGGCAATGGAGGATAACCTCTATGCTTCCCTGTCACAGCGATACACAAAGGCACTGGCAAGAGCTATGGCTTACACCAAGCAAGTCAAGGCTGCCGTTCCATTGAACAACGGTTTCACTAACGCTTATCAGTCTGGCGATGGTGTTAACCTGTTCACGGCGGTAGGCGATGGCGTAACTGGTGGAGGCGGTCACCCGCAGGTTAATGGTGGCTTTAACTCTAACCGGCCCGCGACAGCGGCTGACCTTAATGAAACCTCACTCGAAGATGCTGTGATTCAGATTGCAGGGTTCACCGATGAGCGTGGACTTTTGATCGCAGCCCGTCCTCGCAGGCTCATTGTTCCCCCTAACCTGATGTTCGTGGCAACCAGAATCCTAGATTCTGAATTGCGCGTCAGCACTGCTGATAACGACATCAACGCGCTGAAGAACAATGGTTCCATTCCTGAAGGCTACTCTGTCAATCATTACCTGACTGACACCAATGCTTTCTACCTCATCACTGATGTGCCGAATGGGATGAAGCACTTCGAGCGTACTCCGCTTGAGACTTCAATGGATGGCGACTTCGATACTGGTAACGTGCGCTACAAGGCACGAGAGCGGTACAGTTTCGGTGTTTCTGATCCACTAGGAATCTGGGCTTCGCCCGGTACGTCCTAATCAGCAGTAGATAATGGGGGTGCGTAGCGCCCCCTTTTATCTGGGAAACATACAGTTTTAGCGACCAGCCCAGTGGACGTTTACGAAGACGCTAGAACGAATCCTTTCGTAAAGAGGTATCTCTTATGGCTTTAACGACCTTTCAAGGCCCAGTACGCTCGCTTGGCGGATTTTATTCGCAAGGCCCAGCGACCACTGTTGCTCTTACTGCTGACGCCACTCTTAGCCCCACTACACATGGCGGCAAGATTATTCTCCTTAACAACTCCTCCTTAACCCTCACGCTTCCTGAAATAAGCGTGGCGGCTGACCCTACTACCGGCGGCCCCGGTGCAGAACCCAACACTCTTAACAATACAGGACTGATGTATAACATCGTCTTTCTTGTTGACTGCACCTTGGCGTTAAAATGTGGTGGGTCAGGAACTCCGGGCGATCTCTTCGTGGGGTCGATCATTCTCGGCAAGACAGCGGCGGCGGAACAATATATTCCCAACGGCAGTAGCAATGATGTGATAAACACCAACACTACCACCAAGGGGGGTATAGCTGGTTCCAGTATTCAGGTGGTTCCTATCTATACCAACAAATGGCAAGTTTCTGGCGTTTTGGTTGGCTCCGGTACTCTGGAGACACCGTTCGCAGATGCGTAATTTAGCAGCGGGGCTTCGGCCCCGCTCTTTTTGGAGATAGATATGGCAGACTTAGTAACAAGCCAGACAATACAGGATGGCCCTAGAAACGCCATCATGAAGTTTACCAATGTCAGCGATAACACTGGTGAATCTGATGTTGTTAAGGTGGATGTTTCGGGTTTAACCGTACAGCCTCGAACTGGCGCAGCATGTACGAGTGTTACTGTGGCAGGTATACAGTTCTCTACCCATAACATGTCAGTAACAATAGAATTCGATGCCACTGTCAATACCCTGATTGCCACGCTGCCTGAAAATTATTCAGACTATCTGGATTTTTCAGCCTTTACCGGCATTCCCAATAACTCGGCTTCTGGTAAAACTGGAGACATTGTTTTTTCAACCAACGGTGCAGCAGCAGGTGATACCTATATGGTTGTCCTGACACTTATCAAGAACTACGAATAGAGGTTTCTATGGCTAAGTTAGAGATATTTCAGAACGGAAATTTCAGTGATGGTCGTCCTGTCTACCAGATAGGATCAAAGAATGCAGAGGGAGAGTATGACATCTCAGTATTTGATCCGATGGAGAAGAAGGAAGCCACGGCAAGGTTAGCCAAGATGGGTGGAACTCCGGCTTCCAAGAAGAAGCCAGCGCAAAAAAAAAAATAGTTAAACCAGCAGCCAAATCAGTTATTTTCGTAGACGAAACAAGTCGCTCTGACCTCAAGATGCTGACAAAGTTACAGCTTGAGAAATTTGCCCGTGAGTTCGGTGTAGAGCT